CAGCAAAGCCTTGCGGAGACACCGGTGGCCGCGCACCAGCTCGTAAAAGACAGGTGCACGGACCTCCGGGGAGGCGCCCAGCTGTAAGTCAATCAGCTGGCACCCCAGGGAAAGGGCCTTCTGGTAGGCCTCCTGGGCATTGCCCAGGTCGACCAAACCAGGAGGCCCCTCCCCCTCTGCCGCAATCTCGAACGCTTCAAAACAATGGTCGATGTCAGCAGACACGAAGTCCGCCGACAACGGGACTGCAGACCAGAGCCGCTCGTAAGAGCGGTCTAGGACGCGTCCCGCTTTCTGACCATAAAGAAGCGTTGCGAGCGATTTGCGATGGGCAACTGAGGCGTCTAGGCCACGGCGCAGGCCGACAAGGCCTGCGCCCCCTAGACTCCGCGGTAGGAAAGGTGGAATCCCGACGCTCCGAAACCTAGCCGGAAGGCTAGGCCGGAGGGTCCGGGCTATCACTGCGACAAGCTTGCGGTCGAAGCCTTGTCTGCAATAAGCAGACTCGGCGACTCCCGCACCGTACCAATCCGGCCACTCGTTAGAGTGGTCGAATGGTCCGGCCGCCTCGACCAGCCCCCGTAAGGGGACACAGTCTTGGCGAAGCTTGGCCGACGTGATAATGCGACTCGTACGGGTGTCAACTCGTACTCGTCGCCTCACCTTTCCGCCACGGCGGGTCCTCCAAAGTGGAAACGGACTATCTGTAACCACGATCTTGGACCCCCTCAGTTCCCATAAACCCTCAAGGAACACCCCCCGGATGGCGCTACGGAAGTGCTTACCCTGGCTGAATTGCGCACCAGTTGCGGTTAACCGCTCCTGGTACGCATCAAGCGCAGGGCCTAACGCAACCCCTATCAGGTCATCGCCACAGATCTGGGCTTTAGCCCGGATCCGGACGCATGACCTGCCAGGGGTCGGTTCCGCCGAGAAGGTCCGTTGGACCCCCTCGGCCGCCGTCCAGCACCAACCGTGGTAAATGCACAGGAGCGCCCACGTGGTAGGGAGACCCATAAGGATCCCCCTACGTGTGAGCGCTTCCGTGCCATTAGGCCACGAGAGGAGCTGAGACGACGTGCAAGCACGAAGCCCTAGGGCTTCGGCTTCCAGGAACCGGCCGCTCCCGATCAACCCATCGACAATCGCCTCGGCGACGTCGAGAGGGATCAGATCGGAAGCAGCAGTTAGGTCGCTGGAGATGATGTCACCGACACCACCCTCCAACGAATGCACCGCCGTGCCCTCTTCCCCACGGAGGGCTCGCCGGGTGAAGTGCCAGCGTTTGAGACCAATCATCAAAC